AACCCGTTCGACTTGGTGGTGTGATAGTGTTCAGAGCATTGAAAGTCCTTCTTGAACTCAATCCTATGGAACTCTAACGAACCGTTTGCTTCAATTTGCTGAGTCTTACCCCAGATCTTTCCTGCTGATTTCATAGGTTTGTTTCCTCCATCGTTATACCGCCAAAGATGTAACATTCGTATTGGTCTTCATTAAAACCATTATCGTGTAAGTACATCCAACCATCTTCACAATAACCTTCTTCAACTTGTTCCTTTTCTTCTTCAGTCCACTCACCGAAAAACTTGAATTCTATGCAAACACCGTCATCCGTGTGATTGCACGCATAGTCCTCGAAACAAGCGATCTCTAATTCATCTTCATCGTCCAGAGCACTTTGAAGATAACTAACTTCTTCTTGATTCATCGGGGTGATGTACCAGTGACCACTGCGCCATGTGTCGATAATCGTGAAACCTCGATCTCCCTTGAGCATGACCTGATGTTCTTCCACTGACTTCTTATACCGGTTCATTACGGTATAAGTGATACCTTCAAGAACCTGCATAATCTGCTTCCTTCACAAAAATTCCATCAACCATTCTACCCTTGCGATCTTTGATGTCAGACCATGCTGCTTCAAGACAATCTGTGATGTGCCAATCGTTTCGCTCCATGATGTTGATCAACACCACCATGATATCNCCGATGTCATCTTTCAGATCTTTNCCNTTACAGATGTTGTCTGACAATTCACCGACCTCTTGGATCAATTTCAAACACTGGTCTTTGTCAGTGCTTCCTTCAATCAAATTACGATCACGATGCCACGTTTCAATACGCGCGATCATTACATCTGTAATGCCTCGCGACTCACCATTCCAAGTGTCGTTCATAATAATTTCTCCATTTCATAAAATCCACCAATTGGGATGCCATCAATTTTGATTTGAGGAAAAGTTTTTGCTCCTACAAACTCAGCAAGGATTTCTTCTTTAGTAAAATCTTCACCATACTGTTTGTAGGTATATTCTAATCCACGACTTTCGCAAATAGTTTTAGCGCGAGTACAAAAAATGCAATCAGGTTTACCCCAGATCTCAATATCCATAACGAATCTCTAAGTTTAAATTTGTATATATACTACCAACTTAACACGGTGAAATAATGTCTCTTTTTCAATCATTGGTCCTTGAAAAATACCAACCAGTATTGGGCAAAACATATTATCTGTATCGAAACTTCAACGGTAAACTTTTTGTTACCGATGATATTTTGAATGTCGGTGAAAAAATTAGTAGTTACGTTTGGGTTGCGGGTTGACCTTCGTACCATTTGATTACAGTATCGGTTCGAAAACTTCTCCAAGCTTCTTTATCTAGGCACCACACTACGATGTGATCGTTATCTTCTCGCTGCTCTAGAATTTCCGGAACGTTATGCCCAGAGAGTTCAACGTTGAGAGTGCAAGGCATCACCCTGAGTTCGCCCGTGCCAATCTTAGTAAACTCTACTGTAACCACACCTTTCTTTGCAGATTGAATAAACCCCTTCATAGTCGCTTTACCTTATAATAGTTAATAAACTCGTTCCACCTATACATTCCGCCACGAATATGACAGAAAAACAATCCGTTGTATGGCGGCGTGCTCGTGTCTTGCTTTGGAAATAAACTAGTTTGCCTCATTTCTACTCCTTTTGTCAAAATAAATTCTTATGTAATATTTTCTAGCGACTGCTAGGGTGAATAATATCGAAGTCATGAAAACTGCCATTGATAGCGCAGACATTTCAACCGATAAACAGAATGCAATTAGAACATAATTAAGAGGGAAGTTTACAAAAGTTCCCAAAACGGTGTCACTAAACGATTCTTTAAATGCGACTTTATTGAGTTTCATAATTAGTTAACAACAATTCTTTTCTGTTCGCTTCATCTGCTCTGTACGCTTTGCTTGAATGCATAGTATAAGTTAAATCCCATTCTTTCTGATGCCAATCTTCATAGAGATCCCGAAGTTCTGGACTTGAGTTGTATGTGATCATAACATTACCAGAACAGTTGAACGCATCTTTGTGGAATTGTATATGGTCAAATCCAGTATGCATATTACCATTCTTGCCATACAAAGAAGTCTTTATGTCATAAGGAGGATCTAGAAAAACAAACTCGTCAGAAGAACAATCATCAAGTAGTTCAGAGTAGTCTAGATTGGTAATCAACCAGTTCTGAATTAATTCCGAATATTGTGGTAATCGTTCGATATTAGGATAACCGAAGTTTGACTGAGAGGCAGACTTACTAAATCCCGAAGATTCAGTAAGACCCGAAAAAGAACACTTATTAATAACAAAAAAGCAAATAGAAATCCGATGTAGATCATCAGTATTAGCAATTTCTTCTCGACATCCAAGAAAAAGTTCTTTATGTGATGCAATTTTATCTTCATATGAATCTGCTTTTGTCTTCAACTTCAATAGTTCGTCATACATTGCTTTCGAATTATTCTGTAATTCTTTCCAGAAGACAAATAGGTTGTAATACTTATCGTTTACCCAGACTGGTTTCTTTGGAAATCTCTTGGTGAATTCAATAGCAACCGAACCACCCCCAAGAAAAGGTTCGCGGTATGAGCGAATCGTCTCGGGGAGGTTTTCGTGTAAGAATAGAAATTTGGTGGCGCGAGACTTGCCGCCTGGATACCGCAAAGGGGTTTTTAATTTTTTCATGATATAAGTATACTCTATTTAATCGTCAAAGTCAATGGTAGAACTATCATCTCCTTCGTCTAGAGTTAATGTGTAAGTCTCGCTATCAAAATCAAACCACTCCGAAAAATCATAGTCATCATCACCCGCCCAGTTACTAGATTCTAACAACTGGGTGAATTCTTCGATGAACATTCTTTTCTTATGCGCGTACTCTTCTTTCTTTTTACGAAATTCAGATAAGTAGACGACATTATTTTTCATACTAGTCCTGCTTTCTCCAGCGTCATTTTTACAACACCAGATTCAATCAACTTTCGTCGATTCTCCATGTGTGCGGATTCAGTGTCTTCTTTGGATCCGCCGTAATAAGGAACACAATGTCCTTCTTCTGCCATCACTGCAGTGACTGCTCTCCACGAGTCAGTGGTTGCATCATAGACATCAAAGTCGCCAAGGATACGACCGAACTTGCCTTTCATATCTTCGCCATCTCTTGCAACTTGTGTTCTAAGAACAGGGGTTTTGCCAAGAAGTTCTTTCAATCTTTTACTTGCTGCTTTACCAAACGTCTTTTCGACTTTATCTCTGGTTCGAGATTCTGGAGTATCGATACCCATGATGCGCACACGTTCGTTCTTAAGCCAAACACCAAATCCCAAATCGATGTCGACGTCGACCGTATCACCGTCTACCACTTTAATTAATTTTGTTTTATACTCGTACATTTTTTCCGCTCCTCTATTCTTTCATACCCCATGAAAGTTTATTCCATTCTTCTGGGGTCGGACTACGATGATGTCCTGCTGCTATTTGCCCATTATATTCTGAATAAGTATCTTCAGCATTTTTTGATTTATTTTCTTCGTCATGAATATACAATTGAATCAAAGCATAGTGTAGGATCTTCATTAGATCTTTTCGTGCTTCCTTAGCATTACCTTTGCGCCCATACCGCTTGGCATATTTAATTACATTGCCCAAGCAAAAGCCAGTACCATGCCCACTGTCAATAATAACATCCGTTGCTTGATATTTATCGGTCGCGTAGTGTTGATTGTACGTTTTGTCGACATATAATTTTAACTCCTGTATCAGTTCGCCTTCACGAAATTTATAGCTGCTCATAAAGTAATTCCTATATCCATCAACCGAACAATGCTTTCAGTATCTTCGGTAGTATTGTGTTTGTGCGTTTCAATATTCTCCCAAAGAAGAAAGTTCTTTGCGATGTTATTGTATTTAGTTTTGCGACCCTGAATAAATTTATCAGACTGCTCTGATCCTCTATCTTTATATCTCTGCTCAACATCATCCGACTCAAGTATGATAACGTGCAATTCGGTCTCTGGCAAATCGAGACAGGTTTCTAGGAGGGATGCAGTAAATAACCTATCGCCTTCAAAGATAATTGATGAATTGGTTTGCGCAATAAATTCTATCGCCTTGGGTTGTACCGCCATGCTTAACTTGTCTGTTCCCTGAGCATAACCTTCCACATCATACCAAGGAGCGTACTTACCAAACACATAACAGTTTCTCGCCTTTGAATAAACACCATCAAGCAATTCTGCAGGTTTGGCAGGTTCCCAGTCTAATGCAAGGTTGTTCAAAGCATTCTTAACTAATGTGGTCTTACCAGTTCCTGGTATACCACCAATTGCAAATATATGTCTCATTAAAAGAACTCGTCTAAGGTTGATACTTCTTTTTGTGGGTGATATCTATCCAACATATCCTTCCCTCCTGCTTTCTCTAAGTAAGAGAACCATTCATTCTTATCCCACATAGAAGGCGAAACGCCGTTCCATAATGGTCGATACATCGGGTGTGTACAATCTTTGCTTCTCTCATAAACAAACTGTCTGCGAATTGACTCATATTCCCAACTACCTAATTCTAACATTTTCTCTCGGAAATAGCAAACAAGAGAGATACGCTCCATGTCTTCGAGTGCCTTACCCTCGGGAGGAACCAGTTCTGTGTTGCCGTGAATGCCGTCATGGTTGTTAATCAGCAACAGGTCACCAGGTCGAATATTGATCGCGACTCTATACTCGGGCAGAACTAGGTATCCTCCCTCCCACTCTTTGTCTTTCGCAATCACGGATAGGTTAGAGAATCCCGCGTGAAGATCACCGGCATCACGGTGAGCAGATGTGCGAAAGTTTTTGTTCACCGTTACAGTGGTGAACGGAGTATCCTCGCCAGCGACTCTGAATCTGGGGTCGAGTTTCGCTGCTGCTTCATTCTGGACATTGAACCGTTCTGGCAAGAGTCGCTGAAACTCACTCGAGAGTTTGCGCATGAACGGATAACACTTCTCGTAAGTCTCACGATGATGTTCAGTATATGAAGTAGCACGACCCCAAGGGATGCGAGGATACCGATCAAAGAACCCAGCAATACCAGATAAAACTTGGTTGGCGTAGGTCGTATTTGATACGTACTTTTCAAAGAGATCTTTCGCGGCGGCAGACTGTTTATATTCTGGCAGAGCAAGTATCTCTTCTAATTTGGTTTCAAAGAAAGTTTCGTAGTCATAACCTTCCTGTTCTATCTTAGACTTAATCCAAACGATTCCTCTTGCATCTTTGGGCACTTCATAGGAAGCATGTCTTTTTTTAATTTCTGCAATCGGATCTTCAATTCGACCAAACAGACTTGTCTGCTCACCCTTAATGAGATATTCCATAATCTCTATCTGAGATTCGTCACACCAATTTCGCCCACCCTGCCTTTCGCCTTTTGGTCCAGCAGCAAGTCCACGGTTCTGAGTAGGTTGTGCTGCGTTGACCAATCCTTCATAGGCAGACGCCTGTTCTTCTACAGTAAAACGATTTTTACGAAACATAAAAATGCATTCTTTCTCTGAAGGTTGAGCGCGACCAATTTCAGTGATAGGTGCATAGAAATCCATATCATCTTCAACCAAAAGGTCATAATCCGATTCGTCCATATACTTGCCAAGTTTATCTTCGCAGTTATGTTTAAATTTTGCAACGATCGTTTTCATATCATAAATTCCTCTAGTCCAGTAGCGACCTGTTCAAAGTCACCAGTATCTAAGTACCATTCCATTTTATACTTTTTTATCTCATTAGTCAACCATTGTTTTTCAACGGTCTCTTCTCTTGCTTGCCACAAAGGTTTCCAGTCAATACCATCCCAACCGTCTTGCTCTACCTTCTTAATTTCCTCTGCTTGCCTGTCAAGGTAAAACCCAAGGTAACGCCCACGACTTTTACGAAACAACTTCTTAAAGGAGCAGAGGCACGTCTCCATTGCGAAAAAGTCTGCTTTCTCGGAGACGTGGGGATACCGCAATTTAACCTCTTGAAGTATTTCTTTCGCTTCTGATTCTAGATATGCAATCTGTTCTTTATCTAACTTCTTATCCACCCAGTCGTCTTTACCAATGGCATAACACATACCATTACGATGAGAGCGAGAACCGCTATGATCATGGAACCAAAGACTATCAACATCGATATTGATATCACAACATTGTTTCAGCGTTTGTATATAGAACCAAGAAGTATATCGACCAAACTTATGCCACGAGTTTACTTCCTTCCAAAGTTTGTAGAAGTTATCCACTGGGTTCTCGGTAAAGTCTTTGGTGAGCGCCTCGCGTTGAGTTCGTTCGCCGACCCAAGATTTGTAAGAAAGGAACTGGGCAGGTAAATGCCCCTTGTTCCATTTGGTGTCAGTCTGGTAACGCAATCGTTTATAGTTCTCGTTATTCCAGTTCTCGAGTCTTTCCACGCCAACCAAATGCATATCAGGAAACTCGTTCCATATTATATATGCAGTTGGCCAGTAGTAAGTATTACCGTACAACCAAGTCAACCAGAGCCGTTGCTCTTTGTTATACTCGAACCGATCAAAAAAATAATTCGTCATGTACAGAGACGAGTCGCAGTCTTCAATCTCAAGACTGCGCCCGAACCACCGTATAAAAGTATCAGTTGACATTAAGACTCTGAACTAAACGGGAGAACTTCAATCGTAACGTCTAGTCCCCAGTATTTCAAGAACTCTTCATTCTCGCGAATAAGATCATCCTCTCGAACCTTAACGATTTGCGACTTGCTTGTATAATGAATTATGATAGCACCTTTATTCCAACCAGTCTGTTTCATGTGTCTCATAATATAAGCACAAGCATGACCATAAGACAGTTTGTCAGCAGTAGCAGTAACACAAGCGATACCATGCTGTTCATAGTCTAGGTATTTCTTCTTCGTAAGTTCACCATCTGTGTAGGTAATCAAATTGCCTTTGATTAATCGTTCGTTCGCTTCACGAGTTTTCATCGTAATAAACGACTTGAACGTTCCGTTGAATGCTACTTTGGTAGGAATAATTCCAGACGTCAAGAAATAATCAGTCAAAAGAACTTTAACATATTCCTTTGCTGATTCATTCGTAGGATCAAAGTTTGGGAGTTTCTCAGAAACAATGCGATCAAACTGCATTTTGAGGTCGTTCTGAGAGTTTTTTCCACGGAAGGTGTCGTTTTCTCGGTTAAGACCTGAACCGAGTAGTTCTTGCACAACTGGAAGCTCACTAGGATTATCAGTTAGATCTGTCCACGGAACAAAGATAGTAGAAACTTCATTCCATCGTGCCCAATCAGCAGCAGTAAGTCTAGTATTGCCATCATTAACACAATGGCTACCGTCAGGCATAACAACTACGACGATCGGAGAAAATTTTTCCCTAGCACCTTCTGGGTTTTCGTTCATATAGTCTCTGATTTTAGTTGCAGTTGCTATATTCGTTAGTACGACTCTAACTTGTTTACGAGAATATGAAAGAACAGTATCTATAGGTGTCATCACAACAGGATAAAACCCTTCTTCAATGCATTTTATGACATTTTGTGTGCGCGCAGATGTTTCTGAGATGGTAGGGGTAAAATCTTCAAAGTCATCTTCAGCAATAAAATTGATTACATTCTTCATGATATCCGGATCGACTCGCCCATCACCTTTATGTGCACTGTTAACTACATTGTAGAAGTTATCAGGGCATTCAGAGAGTCCATAGTCGAGTGCCATCCACTCAGAAGAAGTAGTCATAGAGACAGAAGGTCGTGCTAAGATAAAACGATCAATATGACCAGCGCGATAATCATCCCAAAACTCGTTATCATGACCTAAAGATGTTACGTAAGTTAGAGGTTCACCAGCAATTTTAGAACCAATTACCTTTTTACCATTTACTCGGTTCTTCAAACCATAGAGAATACCATAGTCTGTACCGAAAATTTTAGTTTGTTCAACGGTCATATATTTTTTCCTTAATTAATAAAGTATTTTATTTTGACCCACCTCAATGGCGGATACAAAAGTAATTATACTTTATTTTTTTAAGAAATTCAACCTTATGTAAGTAATTGATTTTGTTCAGGATTTTTGTAAGAAGAAGCAAGAGACCCTTTTCTGCCGGAGTAAAGTGCCTTGCGGATGATGGGATCTTTG